TGTCTTCCAATGCCATGTTCGGGCTTCTTCGTGGTAAGGTACAGCGCTTCCGAAACCGCAGTTCAGATTATACCTTGCACGCTAGGGCTTCACGTGTGGGCAGCAGCCGGTTTCATTGACAAGCTGCCGAAAGCAGACGCAACGACATGAAATCAGGCGATTACATTTGCCAACCATTTACCGAATCACCGAGTCGTAGCCGCCTGAAACAGAAAACAGGCCAGACATTTGCTGTCTGACCTGGTCATTCATGGTGGGCGTTACAAGATTTGAACTTGTGGCCTCTTCCGTGTCAGCATACGGGACTAGGGAATCCGCAAAACCTTGCGGGGGCGTGAACAGGGCTAACGCACCTCCTGATACCTCTAGGGGACTAGTGATGACGTGCCAAAGTCCCGTAAAAAGTCCCGTAATCACTCCACTTGCATAAAACGCAATTTGACTTGCGTTGAGCTATGCCCCCAAGTCAGCGAGCAATTCAGCAGACTTGCCCCCATTAGCGCTAAGTATCGAAACGTTCGCTGCCGCAGGATAGTCATTATAGAAAAGGCTCTGGCTCGTCGCGTAGGCATAATCATAGTCTCGAACGCCCTCATCAAAACGATTCCACTCATCCTCGTATGAAGACAGTTTGTCACTTGGCACGGTATATCCAGCAGCGGCGAAGTACGCATCGACCACATCATGGGCGTATGTGAGAGTGCGCTCGTAATCTCTGTCGTTCTGGTCTACGTACACGCGAATACCCTTGCCGCTCGATGTGATAATGTCAATTGTGTCATCGCCTATGGCGCCATGTACGCCTGTGCTGTCTTTATATGCTCCAAGCCTGAATTCAACCCTGTAATAGTCTCCACGCGTTTTATATGCTTGATACGGGTCGTATTCCACCGTGTCGGTAATCTTCACGTCGTGAGTTTCGTTGTACTGCTTTATAAAAGCGTCGATAATCGCACGTTTGTTTTCTTGCGCAGACGCGCTGGCCGCGCTGGTGCTATCCGCAGAAGTAGCAGCCGATTCGGCAATGGAGGACGATGCGGAAGAATTGTAATCGCCTTGTTCGTGTGGCGTAACCGCATACATGACCATGAATACAACCCAAATCGCAGCCACGATACCAATCTTCGCATTGCGGCTCAGATTCTTATTGCGCACGACATATATCGTCGCCATTATCGGAAGGAACATGATCCAGAGAAGAACCATTCCTACCCACCACAATGCACCATGCTTCTTCTTTTGCGCTACCGGAGCAGCCTGGTATACGGGCGCGGATGCCTGCGATTCGGCTTTAGCGCGCTGCCTGCCCTTCTCGAATTCATATCCAGCCTCTTCCGCGCCTTCGACTTTAAGCCGTTTAACCTCATCGTCGATGAGAAGGTCGGCTCCGCAGAATTCGCATTTGGCCTGTGTGTTGGAAGAATCAGCTTTCAGTTGTGCGCCGCATTTCGGACATGTCATATCTATTAGTTTCATGCATCCCCTCCCTTTAATGCTTCATCCCGTAAGATTATCCCACGTTCAGGCGGGGTTAACCATGAGCCTTTCGAATCGTGTGTTGCTCGCGCTCATATTAGTTATCGGACCCGTGTCCGATGAAGATGCTCTGAGCTATTGCATCGTACTGCACAGTCACCATAACGTCACTGTGCGGGTGTCCCGTGAGGTCGTTGATTGCCTTGACCTCGTAGTAGCCGCCGCCGTGGTAAATGTAGTCGTGCAGCTCGATTTCAAAGTCGGGTCGCGTGAACGTAGCCACGAACACTGGTTCAGCCCATACGGCATGGGCGGCATAGTATTCGGTGAAGTCCTTGCCCTTGAAGTTAGCCCATAGGTCGGCGACCTTGTATGGCGCTCCCTCGTGGCTGATGCCCTCGTCATCCACGTATTCCCCGCCGATTTTCCAATACTCAATCTTGGTGTCTTTCAGGTGCCTTGGCATTATCATTGCCTCCTTACAGGTCGCAGAACTCGTTGTAATGGTCATTCAGGCCGACATACGCATCCAACAGGCTCGCCAGACCGTCGATTCGTTGCCGGGGCTTCTGGTTCTTGACGGGTACGATATTGCCGTTCCGGTCGGTTTCGATTGCCGTGTTGCTGATGCACCATTTCAGAATCGGGCTGTTGTTGTAGTTGACCCGCTTTGCCTGCAAGTCGGCTCCTAGCCGCTGCATCGGCAACGACAAGGTTTTAGCGCCCTGAATGGTGCGCTCCATCCTGAAACCCTGGGCTTGCATCTCATCCACCCAGTAACGGGCGCTGTAGGAGTCGTAGTAGACCCAGGCGGGCGTGATGCCGAACTCGACCATCTCCAAGAACCAGGCCGTGACGTCGCCGTAGTCGATGGTGTTCCCACGGCATAGGCGCAGCAATCCCCGCTCGTGCCACTTGTCATAGGGTATCTTGTCATCCCTCACCCGCTTCTCGAGGTTCGCCTCGGGTATCCAGTACATCTGGGTGACATAGAAAAGCCCGTCTCGGTGCATCAGGAGCGTCGCAGCCGTGAGGTCGGTCGTGATGGAGAGGTCAGCCCCGCCGATAGCCCAACAACCCTTGAAGTCGGCGAGGTCGAAGGTCGAAGTGTTGTTGAGGTCATCGAAGGTCAGCCACGCCCCCGAACTGGTGTTGCGAACATTGAAGTCCTTGCACAAGATGCCGTTGAGGTCGTTGGGCGAGTTCTTCGCACGCTCGACCTTCGCACGGAGGTCATCGAGTTTCTTGACCGTCCCAAGGGAAGGATTGGCCTTGTACCAGGCGCTTTCATCTTTCCATTCATCGACGGCATCCAGTTCGTACACGACGGCGAGAAAACGCTCGTCTTCGATCACGCCGTTGAGAACCTTCTCGGCGTACTCGTAAATATCATCGAAGATGCACTCACGCACGAAACCAGCCGTAGTGGTCATCAGAAGCAGCGGTTGCCGCCTGGTGCTCATCGACTGTTTCATCACCTCGTACAAGTTGCGGTCGGTTATCCCGTGCAGCTCGTCGATGCAGACGGCGTGAGAGTTGAGGCCATCCAGGGTGTTGGAGTTCTTTCCCAACGGCTGCATCTTCGACATCTGACCCGCGAAGTAGAGGTCGGTACGGCGCTTCTTAACCCTTTTCGCGAGGGTCGGCGATTGCTCCACCATATGCGCGGCCTCGTCGAATATAAGCTTGGCCTGGTCTAGTTTCGTCGCGACCGTGTAGACCTCCGCGCCCAGTTCGCCGTCAGCGGTCAGCAGGTAGAGAAGGATGCCAGCGGCGAGGGTGGACTTGCCTCCCTTGCGTGCTATGCACAGAAGCGCCTCGTTGAAGCGCCTCTCCCCCGTTTCCCCGTCCACGAAGCCGAACAAGGCGCATACGAAGGCCTTCTCCCACAGTTCCAGCTCGACGGGCTTGCCCGCCCACTCGCCCTTGGAATGGCGGCAGAAACGGCGCATGAAGTCAATCGGTCGGTTGCCCTTCCCCACGTCGTACACCCACCTGCCGCGCCCGAACTCGGCCTCATATGCAAGCCGCTCATAGGCCTTGCGGGTCTTATCGCATACCGTGACCTCGCCAGCCTCTATGGCGTGCCAGTATTCGGTGACGTAATCACGGGCGCTCATAGGGCTTTACGCCCCCTTGATAAACTCGTCGAACTCGTCGCCCTGCTCGGGTTCCCCATCGGGCAGCAGGTCGGTGAGCTGCTTGTAGAGGGTGGAATAGCGCGATACGGTCAGGTTGTACGATTTCAGCGCGGGCGTTTCCCTCGTGAACTCCTGCTTGCCGTTCTTGAACTCCTCGACTACCCCGTTCGCCTCAATCTCGGCTCTCAGCTTCTCGAGGGTCGCTTGCATGAACTCGAGTTCGGTGATAAGTTGACGTGCAATCGGCCTTTTATTGCTGTCTATCTGGGGCAACAGCTCCATCAGCTCCAATTTCAACACCTCCTAGAAGTCAGCCCCCAGACGGGGGCTTTCTCGTTTGACCCCCTCCCGTATGGAGGCCGCCCAGTCTTAGAAGACTCCCGCCGCCGTTCCCCAGTAGCACGCCTCCAAGATGTGGCGGGGGGCGTGTCGGGAGGGTTTCTGGCGCGTCTGAGGGGCTAGAACCGCCGTGACGAGATGCTCGGGCTGCTTGTCGCGGCGGCGTTGGCGCACGCCGCATAGGAGC